TTAATCCCTCGTTTAATCCCTTATTTAATCCCTCTAATTGTCGGATGTATCCCTCATTATAGACAATAACCTCGCTTTGTGTACGGATAATACGACTATTGATTTCGTTTAAATGAACGTAATAGTCAAGTGATTTGACACCTAATACAACAAGCCTACGTTCAACGCTTAAAGAATCCAGAGCCTTCGAGTTGCTTGAGCCTGTTGATTGCTTTTGTGTATGCGCTATCAATGGCAACACTATCAAGCAAATAAATAGTATCAATTTGTTTTTCATAAATTGTTTTTGTTTTGATCCGTTCAACCTCTAAAGTGTCAATAATTGCTTTTAATACAACAATGGTATCCGAGTAGGGTACAAATTGTACCCTGTTTGATTTGCATGAATTTTGCCAAATATTACAACACAAGCCGCTAATAAATGCGACCGTCATTAACGCGATAATTCTTAACGTGAAATTCTTTTCCATTGCCTCTTGTTATAATTGCGAATCCGTGATTGTATTTTGAATAGGGGTTATAGTCGGGACTCAACTCACTCAAACAACCCACACCCCAACAGGTTATGACCTTACCATTAACATCGCGTTCCGTGTGTTCTGCGGTTTGATGATGATGTCCACACATCGCATTTGCTTTTGTCTTTAAAAACAACCCACGTGCAACGTTTACACTTGGTAAAAATTGCTTACCGAACTCATGTCCATGAAATAATGACAACCCACCAATATTGATTTTGTTCTTTCCCTCAATCCACTTAATTTCATATTTATCTAAATGGCAAAGTGTAGCGAAATCAAACGCATCAATGTCGAATAGTTCTGGTGCTTTAACCCTCATATAACGCCAGTACCTTTCTTCGTGGTTGCCTTCTTTATAGATTATCTCTGCATTTGGAAATGTTTGTCTTAACTCGTAAACAAAGGTTCGCATTGCGTATAATTCATCTTTGAATTTGCGTTTCTTTGGATCCTTAACAAAGTCGGAAATCATATGACAATCTAAGGCATCACCATTCAAAATTACCGTATCAACTTCTTCACTCAATCCTGTTTCAATAGCAACTGATAACGCGCTAATATCGTGATATGGGATGTGTACATCGGACAATATCAAAATCTTTTTGCCTTTTATGTCAATATGCTTTCGACCTTTCGCATACGACTTTGGTAACTTGAATGGGTTACGCGGTCTATCTTTCTCAACTACCAAAGATTTATCCGTTAAATATTTCTTATTTTTTTTACTACCCATTTTACCTTCAATCCAACGTAACGTATCACGCGCATTTTCAACATTCATAAATGTTTCGGGATGTTCTGCAAATAGCTTCTTTGCAAGTGTCAATGTTGGAGTGTCGGGGAAACGTTCTCGCACTTCACGTGCTAACTTTGTTTTTGCTGATTCTTGAGCCATATTTAAAAGGGTTGGTAAACAGTTTTTCCGCCAATTTTAACCGCACGTAAAACCTGCTTCCTGTTGTTCCCTTCATTGTAGCTTACGTGAACCCAGTCGGGAGAATTCTCACTACCGAACTCCCAAATGAGTTGGTCGAAAGTACAACTTTTTCTTATGTATTCAAAAATTAATTTATTGCTTATACCACCGAAGATATCACCATCGATATCCAAGGCTTTGCCCTGGCAATGTTGTGATGATTTAGAACCTCCAATTTTGCTATTTAATTCAACTGACCTAAAGCCGCTACTTATACCAATAGGTATTCCGAAGTGTTCACGTAGTGGGTCAAAGATTTTAGCACAAACCAAACGCAAGTTAATGAGTTGCTCGGAGTTTGGTATGTTTGCCAACTTTAACGCAGTCGCTTGGTTGCTCTTTGTAACCTCTTTATAGGTCACATATTTACTTATCTTTTCCATCGGTCATTGCATCGGTTATATCTTCACTTTTACGCCCTACAATAGCTTTTAATTTACTCCAAAGGTCTTTGCCTGTAACCGATTCAATAGATTCGACTATTGATTTAAATTCAATTACTGCTATAACGGTAGCAACCAATTTTGTAATAGGAATCAACTCGCTAATGATGAAAGTTTCAATAAGAAATCCACTCATAATTGCAATTTGATACAACAACAATTTAGTGATAGTATCACTCATTCGTCTTGACCTTATGCGTTGTTTCAACTTCAATGCCTTCCATATGCCAACAACCATATCAGAAGCAACCAAGAAACCAATGGTTAACATCAGCTCTTTGATTGGTAGGAATACAGCTAGACCTGCTAAAAACCAAACCTTACCTTTCAAAAACATCAACTCTTTCAACTTTTTTTAATTTTAGCTTGTTGTTTTTTAAGATAAATTTTTAGCATCTTTTCGTACTGCTCTCGCTTTAGTACGTAGGTGGTAGGAAGTTTTGTATTGACCATCTTTGACGTTGTATTTTATAACTATCCGAAATCAAAAAACTACTCTTTCCATAAGGATTTCTATCAGGAAAGATATTGTCATTTGTATTGTTCGTATACTCTGGAAACAAACTTGAATTAAAACGCAAATAGTTAACCATTCTATTCGTGTAAAAACGCGCATTCTCTCTCGCTTTCTCCTTTAGACTTTCCATCTCACCTTTGGTTACAGGTGTAGTATCTTCACTTTGTCTTGAAACCAAGTTACCATTGTCGTGTTTGTACAAAAGTGATGGGTAAAGTTCAACCATTACCCACCAAATTAACAACTTAATCACGTAATCGTTGAGTAATGTTTCGTACTGGTTATCTAAAGTACCATTAGCGACATCATCCTTCAATTTGTTGGTCAAATTAGTACCTAAAAAGTTTTGTAGATACATATCCTGAGCCACGTAAATACACGGACGAATTAAGTTCGGATCAACTGCATCAGTTAACGGAGTGTACTTCTTTAATAACTCTTCGTTAATCAATAATATCTCTTGTGGAATTGCCATAATTTACAATTTTTTTAGTTTAATCTACCTCCGTTTGGAAAATCTTTCATTGGTCGCTTTGCATCTTGGTAACCTACCGTTGTATCCATTGGTGAAAAGCCTTCACTTTCCGCTTTTCTAACCGCAATTTTTACCTCGTTTTCCATTCCATCGTTTGGAAGGAATTTACCGCCTTGTCTTTTACGTTTGTAAATTGCTCTCATCCAAAAATGATGGCAATTAACACCGCCTTTAAAGCGAAAAATATTATAGGTTGTTTTTCCTTGTTCTGCAAATTGTCCGTTAACACCTGCTGAACTCATTTCCTGAATATCCTCGTATCTCCAAACGATTCCACCCTTCGAAAGTCGTACCATTTCACGACAAAACTCGCGTGAGTTTTCACTTATCCAAGTTGAATATCTATAACGCACCTTATAAAGTCCTGCATCAAGTTTACTCTTTTGGTCGGGATCCGCATACGAGTCAAGTGCTTGGTTTACTTTGGTGAAGTTTTCTTCGTTGTCATAATTGTCAACTTCACATTCTTCTACAAGTTCCCATTCGTTTAAATCAATCAACTCACCACATTCGGCAAGGTGCTTTAGGAATTGCTTTCCTTCTTCATCTGTGAAATCGTCAACACTTGACTGGCAAACGTGAACTGATTGTTCAACTCTTTCTAAAATTCTTTTTGCCCAATCTCTTCCTGCATCACCTCCCCAAAGTTGCCAAGCAATTCTACCTGCACTTGGGAAACCCTCTTCGCCCTGATTCCAACCTTTCGCTTGTTTGTCTACTTCGTGCCTAGAAAAGTAACTACTCATTCTTTGAATTGTATCCAAAGACAAATTTCTTTTATTGCTTATATCTCGCGCACGTGCTACACCAACTTCCGTTCCACCCCTTCCGTATTCTTCGCGCCACTTTAAACCTAACTCGGCTTCGTTTGCCATTTCATCGGTTGGCTCGTAACTTTCTAAATTAACTTTTTTTTTTTCAGATGATTGTAACACATCCGAAGGTTGTAATACAACATTACTTAAGTTATCAAAAATGTTATTGATTTCAACATCCGATAGCATTGGGAAAGCCGCTTTAGTGATAGCCTTCGCACTTGTTGAAGTCAATACATTCGCAGTCGTTTGCGTAATGATTTCAAGTAAAGAAGAAATCTGCGCACCATTTAAGGCTTGACTTGCAATGTCCTGACTTGGTGCTACGTTGCCATTTATAACAACGTCTTCTTCGAACAAATCGTTCTCTACAATTTCAGTTCCTTGAGGGACACCAATAGCCTTTAAAATTTCATCTACTCCATCACAAATGATGCGTTGGAATGGATCAATTACTTGTTTTGAAAACAACCTAAACGCGGTTTTCATTTCATCCGTATTCGAACCTAAACCGCCACCATCACGAACTCCAAAAAGAAGTGGTGATGTAACGCGGTGACTTACTAATATTTGTTCAATAGCAGGGTTAACAAGCGACTCGAATTGCTTATCCATATCCGCAACTGGAAA